TGCCTTTGAGTGACGAAATATTGGATAAAGAACTTGAACTCCGGCAGAGGATTAATGAACTACGTAAACAGATAGAGAAATGAAAAGAGTAAAAAGATTAATTGGTATTAGTATGTTGCTTTCGCTTTGTGTTGCTCTAATTGTATCAATGTCCTCAGACATGGGGTTCTTAGATGCAATGATTGGGTTTGGTTTTGCAATAGCTTTAGCTGGGTTTGTATATTTAGCAGCCATATTAATAGCAGGTGAATAATGAAAATATTATTTGTCTGCAGCCTGATAATATTGATTCTGGTAATGATATTCACGGATTTTGAACGTGACTACTGGGGATATTACAGCAACGGGATATTTGGCTGGTTACTGACGTTATTGATTGTAGCAGATATTGTCATGCTTATCTGGTCTGGGATATTATTACTGACTGAAGATATTAATAAAAAAAATCATGAGACGTAAACTGAAAGCATTGTTTTTTGTATCGCAGCTGCACCGGCTGGTCCCTTGCGGGTTGCTGGAATTTATCTACTGGTCCTCCCTGTTGGCACGGTGGATCTCGCGGAACAAAAAGACCGGGTATAATGATTTCTATATACTGAAGCACGATTACCAGAAGCGTTATGACCTATATCAATACCTGGTGCAAAACTGTATGTGCGGATCAAATTACCCGATTGATTACTATGAGTTTGGTGTTAGTGAGGGTCCGTCATTTCGCTGGTGGCAAGTGAATAATGGTAATCCCGATTCGCGATTCTTCGGATTCGATACTTTTGCAGGGCTACCTGAAGCTTGGGGGCGATTCCGAAAAGGCGATATGAAGAGTGATATCCCCGGCATAGACAATACGCGGTGTCATTTCTATAAAGGATTATTTCAGAATACCCTGCCGAGGTTTTTGAGACATCAACATATCCGGAAGTTCCGCAATCAGAGGAAAGGCAACCGAAAAATAATTCACATGGATGCCGACCTTTTCAGCTCGACGATATTTGTGCTGATGACCCTGGCTCCATATCTGCGTACCGGCGATATAATTATCTTCGACGAGTTCAACGTACCGCTGCATGAGTTCAAAGCCTTTTATATCTGGCAGTCATTTGTCAGGTATAAGGTAATATGTTCATTCAATAATTTTCACCAGTTAGCAATAGTAATATCATGAAAGACGAAGGAAAATGTTTGTTAAGGCTTATTATGATCATCCTGGTATTTATAGCGCTGCTTGTTCTGATGCTGGCCTGTGAGAAACAACATTGCAGGGAATGTGTAACGTTTTACGATCCTATTGTTATCAAGCCGGTCACTTTTTCGGTCTATACCGATGAGGAGTTTCGTTACTGGGACGGTCGTGAGGCGACTTATATTGATCAGTTCGGCAATCATGTAACGTCAAAAACTATCTGCAAATGAAGTTATCAGAACTTTCAGAATTAGCACATAATGTTTTTGATCTGTATAAAGAACGGGCATTGAAGTTAAAGCAGATTAAAAGCGAGGCCAGATATATTACTACTGTTGTATATGTCAATGGCATTTTTGATAGGATCATTTATGATAAAAAGTCTAAGAGATTTATGGTTGAATTATGTATCGGAGTTGGCAAGGGAATATGTCTGGACTTAATGGATGACGGGGCATTTTTCGAGAAAGTTGAGTATAAAAAAGTATTAATTCACCGCAGTTTGAAAACTATCTGCAAAGAATAGTAATATAGTTCGAGTATTAACCGTTAAACCCGATGCCTATGAGTGATGACCACTGATTGAAAGACGGGTAATAAGAGCCTTCAGAAATGAGGGCTTTTTTATTGTTTATTCCCTTGTTAATAACTTTATTTTTATTTTGTCGAAACATAGTATAATATTGATATATGTCAATACTTCAATATGTTTTTTGGTAAACAATTGAATTGTAATTGATTAAACCGATACGGTTAAAATGGCTGCTCCAAAGGGCAATAAATTTGCTTTAGGATTAGTAAATTCAGGACGACATCCAGAATATCCTGATATAGAAAGTCTTATAAATAAGACATCAGAATACTTTTCATATTGTCTGCAAGAAAACGAAAAAATAACAATTACAGGATTGGCGCTCTTTCTTGGTTTTGAAAGCCGGCAGTCATTTTATGACTATGAAAAGAAAGAAGAATTTACTTACATTATAAAAAGAGCAAGGCTTGCAGTAGAAAATTCATACGAGACACACGGACAGACGATTGATATATTTGCCCTCAAGAATATGGGATGGAAAGACGAACAGCATTTTGATCATACAACGGATGGTAAGGCTTTTAATAATCTTTCTGATAATGAACTTATCGCCAGAATTAATAAACTCATTAACCCCGGAAAAACAGGTTGAGTTAGATAATCTTCTGGAAAGATACAAATATCGATGGTCGCTTCATGCAAGGCCTTCGCAATGTATTCCTGACGGTGACTGGACGATATGGTTATTAAAGACCGGCAGGGGATGGGGCAAGACCAGGACAGGAGCTGAGACTATCCGTATCTGGAAAGAAACAATGCCTATTATCCACTTCTTTGGTGCAACAACCGGCGACGCCCGTGATATAATGATCGAAGGTCCGGCAGGGATTATTAATGTAAGCCCTTCGTGGGATAAGCCGAAATATGAATCATCGAAACGCAAAGTAACATGGGATAATGGTTCCTATGCCTTGATATTTACTGCTGATGAACCAGATCGGGCACGTGGTCCGCAATGCTATGCAAGCTGGTGTGATGAACTGGCAAGCTGGCGTTATGCGGAAGAGACATGGGATAATATGATGATGGGGCTTCGTATGGGAAGCAAGCCGAGAGTTATAGTAACGACTACTCCCCGCCCGACGAAGATGCTCAAAGAACTTATTAAATCACCTCTTACCCACGTGACATCAGGTACTACATATGAGAATATAGAGAATCTTGCTCCTGCATTCTTAGATACTATCATAACGAAATACGAAGGTACACGGCTTGGCCGTCAGGAACTCAATGCTGAACTGCTCGAAGATATTGAAGGCGCTCTGTGGACAATGGGGATGATTGAGAAATGGAGGGTAACAGCAAAAGAATGTCCTGAGTTTGTCCGTTCTGCTATTGCTATCGACCCGGCTGCCAAATCAACTCCCGGATCTGATGATACGGGTATAATAAGAGGCGGGAGGGATGCTAAGGGTGCTATCTATATCTGTGAAGATAATACGGGGAATTACAAACCCAACGGATGGGCTTCTATTGCTATCAGTAAATACGACTTGCACAAACTCGATTGCATAGTCGGGGAAGAAAATAATGGTGGTGAGATGGTCGAGACAATTATAAAGAATATTGATAGGAATGTGAATTATAAAGGCGTATGGGCTTCGCGGGGTAAGACAATAAGGGCACAGCCTGTTGTCGGGTTATATGAACAGGGCCGGATTCACCATGTAGGATCACTTCCGCTATTAGAAGATGAAATGACAACCTGGGTACTCGGTGATCCCTCTCCGAACCGGATAGACGCCCTTGTCTGGCTCTGTACTTATCTTATGGATGACAGCGGAACACACGAATACAGTATGGTTTAAACATAATACGATGGCAAAGAAGAAAGACAGCGACAAAGAAGCAGAACTCCGCAAGGTACTAACACCTTTTGTTGAATGGATATTTGCATGGACAACAGCCCAGGCGAAAACAGTAGTTGACAAGTATTTCAAACAGCGACCTGTAAGATAATGGGACTTTTATCGAACATAGGCAATAAACTGATAGCGCGGGTTTTCAAGGGCAGTACGCTCGACCGATATGTTGTCCGGCAACTGATGAACATGAACATCTCCCCGGACTATGGCGACGGCTCCTATCTGAAGAGCTATACGGGCAATGGCGATGTGTTCACGGTTATTAACAAGATCACCGAGCCTGCAGCGACAATACCCGTGTACCAGTACGACAAGAACGATGAAGAGGTTCCCGAAGGCCGGATGATAACGCTGCTTAACAAGCCTAACCCATATATGAGCCGTGCTGAGCTTATCGAGGCCGCCATGTCGTTCTATCTTATCTTTGGCGACTGTTATACGTCGTTTGAGAGCGTACCCGACGGGCTTAATAAGGACCTACCGCTACGACTTGATATACTGCCCCCGCAGTGGATCGAGATTGTCATCGGTACCATGCTCGACCCTGTCGCCGGATATAAATACCAGTTCGGTGATAACGTCATTGACTACCCGAAGCAGCAGGTCATGCACTGGAAGGAGTTTAACCCGGACTGGGATGCGGGCGGCGGTCACCTGAAAGGCATGTCACGTCTGAAGCCTATCATAAAGAGCGTTGTCGGATCGGGCAGCGGTTATGATGCACTGGTATCGTCGTTTCAGCACATGGGTATGGTCGGGCTGCTGACGCTGCTCGGCGAGGGCGGGAGCAAAGTCAACCTGAGCAAACGTCAGCTATCAGCAATAAAGAAACAGATACGCGACGAATACACCGGACCGAAGAACGCGGGCAGCATCGCTGTCACGGACTGGGATCATAAGTGGACAAACTTCGGGCTTACACCCGTAGAGATGAATATCCTTCAGACCATACTTTCGTTCAAAGGTGCTATCTGTGATGCATATAACGTGCCCGATATACTGCTGTCGGGATCGACGAGCAAGACATACATGAACTACCCCGAAGCGTGCCGGGCGCTGTGGACAAACGCTATCAAGCCGTCGCTGGATTCTTACCTTGAAAAACTCTCACGATGGCTCGGGCCGTTGTTCAGCGAGGAGGATAACTACCTTCAGGCAGATTATTCCGGCGTTGACGTGCTGCAGAAAGACACGGCGCAGCTTGTGTCGTGGATGGTACTTGCGCGGAGCTTTACGAGGGATGAGATACGCGAGGCTGCAGGCTATGAGGCGCTTGGCACACCGGAGATGAAGACAGTTTACGACAGTGTCGGCATGGTGCCGCTTAGTGAACTGGGACTGATACCCGAGGCGCCGCTGACGGAAGAGGTACTGAAGGCGCTGAAGATACCGGACTACAGGAAACAAACAGTGAATCGTCATGCGATCACAAATTAAGCCTAATGACAGGCTAAAACGTTCTTTGATAAAATACTTTTGGAAGCATGGCAAGCGTGTGCTGACCGAAATCCAGCAGCCAGTCGTTGAACTGGCAGATAAGATCGACTCGCGCGACCTGAAACAGCGTATAGCGACATTGCTACGCCCGGATGCGGTCGAGAGATATATTATCGATACATGGGTGCAATCGGGCAGTATAAGTGCAATGGACATGATCCGTCAGGTCGAACGCCTGAGCAAGAAACAGGGCGAGCAGCTTTCGTTCTGGGAGGATAAGTACAAGACGTATATCCGGCAGCGGTCGGCGGCAAAGGTAGGTGCGATAATGGACACGCAGGACCGGGCGATAAACGAGGTGATAGACGGCGTGTTGAACCAGGCGGCAACAGAGGGATGGGGCGCGGACAAGACAGGGCGCATACTCAGGTCGGAGATTGAAAGCCAGATGGCGACGATAAACAACTATCAGGCAGAGCGCATCGCACGTACCGAAGTCGGCTCGGCATATAACACCGGGAGCTTCGATGCGATGAAGGAAATGGAAGTTGCCGCGTCAAAGTTCTGGCTCACGTCGGGACTGCCCGGTATTCGTGCTACGCACCTGGAATACGAGGCGCTGGGTGATGTTGATATTGATTACGAGTATGCCGAGGGATTGATGTACCCGCAGGACCCTAACGGGTCGCCGGAAGAGATTATTAACTGTCGGTGTACGCCGATTTATAATATTGAAGGTGAAACAGGAATTGAATGATATGGAAGATTATATTTTCAAATTGATTGAACGTATTTATGTTCAGGAACACTACCTATTGTGGCAATTTAATATTAAAGCCAAATACGGATTAAATGTTGATTTTAATCTATTAAAGAACTGATAAGATGCCATACGCAAATGAACATAGCGCACGCGTGAAGGATCCGGGGGATTTCATAGACGATTCATTCCGGCGTAAGAACATCGACGATGGTGTGGATATTATCATCGGCAAGCTGAAGAACGGCGACGGTAAGATGGTCACGCAGGCCTACAGGTTCGATGCCGAGAAATTCTCCGTCAGGAAAGCAAAGAAATGGCTCGCGGATCATGACATAAAGTACATATCATTCGAGGCAGCAACAGAAGAGGATAACGAAACAATTAATATACAGAACAAGATGAACAGGTCGGGTTTTCAGGTCAAGAGTTCCTTCGAGATAAAGGATGTTGACGAGAAGAAAGGCATCGTCACTGGTTATGCTTCTATATTCAACAACATAGACAGTGACAGCGATATGGTCATGCCGGGAGCCTTTGCAAAGACTCTCGAAGAACGTGGACCTGCGGCGCGTAAGGCACGCATCAAGCACCTCTGGCAGCATGATTCATGGAATCCTATTGCCATACCGCAGATGCTCGAAGAGGATAAGAAGGGGCTGTATTTCGAGTCGGTATTCGGCAAGGACCAGTTCTCGCAGGACAAGCTGCAGCAGCATATCGACGGTATAATAACCGAACTGTCGATCGGGTATAATGTCATCCGGCAGGAGGATGTCATGGAGAACGAAAAGGTAACGCACCGCAAGTTGCTCGAGCTGAAGCTCTGGGAGTACTCTTCGGTCACGTGGGGAGCTAACTCACTGACGGAGGTTATCTCGGCAAAGGGCGAGGTGAAAGACGTTATCGCCAACCTCGACAAACGGCTCGACTCCTTGAACCGGGGACTGAAGAACGGTAAATATACCGATGAATCCTGTGAACAATTCGAAAACGAGATTGAAAAGATAAAAGCTATTATAAAGTCACTCAACATCGAGACCGCGCCGGAGCCAGCCTCCACCCGGAATGTTGTTGCGCCGACTATCACAAATAAACAGATTTTGGAAACTATTTTAAACGCTTACAGAGATGGAAGATAAAGAACTAAAAGCTCTTGAGGATCAGATCAAGGCCGAACAGAAGAAACAGGCCGATGCTGTTGAGGCAATGAAAAAAGCTTCGGCAGATCAGAAGGCTGAACTGGACGGCAAGATCGAAGAATCCGAAAAGAAGATCAAGAAACTTTCAGACCAGCAGGATCAGATCCAGCTGTCACTGAAAGACAAGACTCTGGGGATACCGGTATATAGATTTGAGCAGCTTTACAAATTCTGGAAAGCTAACAAATCCAGTATTGCAAAACCAGGAGGAATGGAAGGAAAACAATTTGTGTTTGACCTCCCCGGCGATCCGAGAACATACCTAAAGACACTCGATGAGCCGGTTGAACTATCGGATGCCGTTGCCGACCACTGGGTGCTTGTGCCGTTCAGGACTCCGGGAATTGAGAAACTTCCCGATCGTCAGGTACTCGTCATCGATGCCGTCGGACGTGGCATAGTAGGGCCGACAAGCCGTGTTTCATGGGTTGAACGCTCCGCGCGCACCGACAATACAGCGCCGGTTGTTGAGGATGCAACCTATCTAACAGGCAACTTCACATGGATTGCCAACACCGCTGAGATCGAACGTATCGGTCAGATGATAAAGATAACCCGTGAGGCGTTCGAAGACTGGGATCAGCTCCTGACAGAGATCCGCAACGAACTGTTCCCCTCGCTTGAACGCGCGGTCGAGAACCAGGTCTATCAGGGTACGGGTGCATCGCCTCAGCTTGACGGTATCATAACCACTGCCGGGGCTTATGCCTCTGCAACGCTGAATGCTTCGACACTGCAGGCAAACAACTATGACTGTATTCGTGCAGCCATCAACCAGCTGGTCGAGAATAACTACATGCCGAACTATTGCTTCCTGCCTCCGGCAGAGGCAGCCAAGCTCGACCTGGCCAAGTCAACGACCGGTGTCTATGCCCTGCCTCCGTTCTCAACACCGAACGGGAGGTTCATAAGCGGCGTGAAGGTTGTCGAGAGCAATCTCATGGTTGCCGGATCGCTGCTCGTAGGTGACTTCTCGAAGGTCACGCTCTACACGCGCAGGGGGATGGAAGTCAGACTCTGGGAACAGGATTCGACAGACCCGGAATTTGACCGTCTGACAATCACTGCATCCGTGCGGTGCGCGCTGAAGAACCCGACAGTACATCAGGGGGTGACAGGTGCGTTTGTCTATGATCAGATAGCAGATATCAACGCAGCAATCTTACTTGTATAATTAAGAAAGGAGGAAAATATGAAAAAGTTATTTGGTTTAATCGTTATCGGGCTTCTCCTTACATTAGGATTGCAGGCTCAGACATCTGGCACTACCTATACGCTCGCATCAGGACAGACGTATTACAATGCCTTTTCGCTTACACATACAGGCGACTGGGCGGCAGCAAATCTGAAGGACTCTATTGGTGGTACGGCAACAAAATACTGGGTTTTCAATATCAACAAATCCAACCTGTACTACTACCAGTTCTTTATTGAATATGATACTGTTCTTACTACCGGGCGTGCGGTAGGAAATACCGTCACGGTATGGCTCGAGGGGTCGATAGATGGTACTAATTACCTTCCGGTTGACTCAGTGCTATTCAAGCCGACGACTGCTTATCTACCAGCG